TGGTTGTGTTCTCAGAGGACTTACTGAAAAGGATAAAAGTATTGGAGTTGATGCAATGAAGACACCTAAGCAAGAAGCATTCATCGAAGCGTACTGCCTTACGGGTAATGCGAAGAAATCTGCCGTTATGGCAGGTTATCCTGAGAAGAGCGCTAAGCAGAAGGGGCATGAGCTTAAAAAGCAGTTCGCTACAGACATAAAGGAGCAGATCGAGCGTAATGTGCTCGATGCAGCCCCTGTTGCTCTATCTGCTATGCGTAGGCTGGCTGAGGATGCGACCTCAGAGAGCGTCAGGCTGGCTGCGAACAAAGATCTGCTCGATAGGGCTGGTTTGAAGCCGACAGAGCGTATAGAACAGAAGATAGCGCATGTGGAACAGGCTTCCACAGATGAATTGAAGAGAGAGCTGGATGCTCTGGTCGGAACAGAGGATATTGACGAAATACCAGAACGGTTGAACTGATGGCTCAAAATAGAAAGAGGGTGCTAGAGGGTCTATTGGACTTCTTTATAGACAAGACTTCCACACAGGCGGATAAGCCTCCGCGCACTCTAATACCGGAGCCTGATGTGGGCTTTGTGACTGATATAAACTACGATCCAGGCTCATACAGGGTCCCTGTAGACCCCGATCCTTACAGGTGGGGTGCAGATATGTCGGGGGTTAAGTTCGGTACAGCACTTCCTGATAGGAACGCAGTAGAGGACATGATCCTTGAAGCCTCTGGTATTTCTGGGGTAGCGCCTCAATATACTGAAGGGTACAGGACTAAGGAGCAGAATATTAAGCTAGGCGCACATGAAGAGTCTAAACACATGACGGGACAAGCCTTTGATCTCGCTATATCCGGTAACAAAGAAAGGGATAAAAGATACGAGCGTGAGCTAATACGTCTATTTGGGCCATTGGGGTTTAGTGTGCTTTTGAAAGGCGATCACATTCATCTCCAAACGCCTCCTCCTGATGTAGAGCTGTTGCCAAATTCTTCCTGGAGGTAGAATAGTGCCGTTACAGAGATGTACCCGAAAAGGGGGTAAAAAGGGGTGGAAATGGGGTAAGAGCGGAAAGTGTTACGCTACAAAGGCACAGGCTAAAAAACAGATGAGGGCCATATATGCAAGTGGCTACAAGGGAGGGTCTAGAAAAGGCGGTTGAGATAGCCAGAGAACTCCGTAAGAGGGAACGCTACAACCGAATAGAATTCTACGACCCATACCCGTACCAGAGAAAGTTTCACGATACAGGAAGTTACGCCAATCAGAGGCTTCTGATGGCTGCTAACCGCATAGGCAAGAGTTATTGTGGCTCTGCTGAGATGTCGTTTCACTTGACCGGGCTGTACCCGGACTGGTGGAAAGGAAGAAAGTACAGACAGCCTATTACGGCATGGGCTGGCGGAGTCTCCAACGAGACTACCAGAGACATTGTTCAGCATGAGCTTTTGGGTTCCCCAGATGACCCGGAAGCGTTTGGTTCCGGTACTATACCGAAAAACTATATAATTAAGACCGAACGGAAACCCGGTGTCCCTAACGCCAAATCGGTCGCCCTAATCAGGCACGTTAGCGGTGGGAACTCTTCTTTATTCTTCAAAGCCTATGAAATGGGGCAGGAAAAGTGGCAAGGTAGATCAGTAGACTGTATCTGGCTGGATGAAGAACCTCCACGGGACATATACTCCCAGGCGGTAACCAGAACACTCGATAGAAAAGGTATGGTCTACATGACCTTTACCCCAGAGAACGGTATGACAGAGACTGTCGCATCGTTTATGAACAACCTAAAACCAGGGCAATCCCTGAATAACGCTACCTGGGATGATGCTACAGAGTCCATACGGAGCATGAAGGGAGAGCCGGGGCATCTCAACCACGCTGTGATGGAGCAGATACTAGCCTCCTACAGTCCACATGAGCGTGAAATGAGGCGATATGGGCGTCCTTCCATAGGCTCAGGACTCGTATTTCCTATAATGGAGGAGAAGATAATAATTGATCCCTTCAAGATACCGGGCCATTGGCCCAGGATATGCGGGATAGATTTCGGGTTTGACCACCCCACAGCTTGTGTTTGGGCTGCTTGGGACAGGGAAGAAGATGAGTATTACATTTACGACTGCTATAGACAAGCAAAAGCTCCGCCAGCAGTTCATGCTCAGAATATACTCAATAGGCCCAGCTTTATCCCCGTTGCTTGGCCCCATGACGGTAATAGACGAGATTCTATGGGTAATCCTGGTCTAGCTGACCAGTACAGAAGCCTGGGATGTAACATGCTACCCTTTATCTTTGAGAACCCACCTGCTCTAGGGGAGAAGAAGGGAGGAAACTCGATAGAAGAGGGCATCATGTTCATGTTACAGCGCATGGAAGATGAAAAGTTCCATGTTTTCGCTACCTTGTCGGATTGGTGGGAAGAATTCAGGATGTACCACAGAAAAGAAGGCAAGATAGTACCCCTAAACGACGACTTGATGTCTGCAACACGCTATGCGATAATGTCGATGCGTTTTGCTGTTTCGGGCAAAGACCCTACCTGGACTAAGGACTTACACTACAGAGACTACGGAATTATTTAATGGCAAAGGAAAAGATAACTGAAGACGAGTTAGTTGCTAGAATAGACCAGGAAATTACGGATTCTCTTGGTTACGGGGACGAAGTGTCTCTCCAGAGGGAGAGAGCTATGGAATATTACTATGGCGAGCCTTTTGGTAATGAGGTTGAAGGTCGATCCCAGTTCATAGACTCTACAGTTCAGGACACGATAGAGTGGATAAAGCCGACACTGATGCGTATATTCGCATCCGGTGACCAGATGGTCACATTTAATCCTGTTGGTCCAGAGGATGTGGACTCTGCTAAGCAGGCCACTGACTATATAAATCACATATTTATGAAGGACAATCCCGGATGGGAGATCCTTTACGCTTGGTTTACAGATGCTCTCCTACAGAAGAACGGTATCGTTAAAGTCTGGTGGGATGAGAGTGAGGAATGGAACCGTGAAGAATACAAGGGCCTTGATGAAATGGAGCTTCAGTCTCTTATATCAGACCCCAGGGTAGAGGTCATAGAACACACTTCTCCAGGTATGGAGCTAGACGGCTCGTACTCAGAGGGAGGGAGTGAAGGCCACCATGTAGTCATATCCAGAGACATGAGTAAAGGACGGGTACATGTAGAGAATGTACCGCCCGATGAGTTCCTTATATCCCGTATGTCTAAGAATATACAGGATGCTCGTTTCACATGCCATAGGGTTAAAAAGACGCTGACTGAGTTACGCGAGATCTACGGAGACCTCGACCCGGAAGATCTGAGCGGTGGTATCTACGGGGACCATGAGTTCTCCGGGGAAAGGGAGTCCAGGTACGTTTTTGATAACTCTGGTAATGAAGGATTTAACAACGAAACGCTTTACGGCGCTGATGACTCATTAAGTGAATACTGGTTACACGAATGTTTTATGCGTGTTGACTTTGATGGGGATGGCATCGCAGAACTCAGGAAAGTTTGCCTTGTAGGAAGCACTGTCCTAGCCAACGAAGAGATAGACCGTATTCCTTTCGTTTCTCTAACACCCATTAGAATACCGCACAAGTTCTTTGGTCTGTCCGTTGCTGATCTAACTATGGACCTTCAATTAATTAAGAGTACCCTGATGCGTAACCTCATGGACAATATGTACAACCAGAACTTTGGTAGGTACGCAGTTCTTGAGGGGCAAGCAAATTTAGATGATTTGCTCACACAGCGTCCGGGCGGGGTAGTCAGAGTAAAGTCCCCTAATGCCGTTATGCCTCTGGCTACTCCCCCACTTCAAAATTATTCATTCCAGATGCTGCAGTACCTTGACAGTATAAGAGAATCACGGTCTGGCGTAAGCAGCAGCACTCAGGGATTGAATGAAGATGCGCTAAAGAGTCACACGACAGCTACAGCTGTAGCGCAGGTTATGACTGCTGCTCAGGCTAGAGTAGAGTTAATCGCTCGTAACTTTGCAGAAACGGGCGTTAAGGAACTGATGAACGTCATTTACGAACTCGTCCAGAAGAACCAGGATAAACAGAGAGTAGTTCTTTTGAATAACCAGTGGGTTCCGGTAAGACCTGATATGTGGAGAGATAAGATGGATTGTTCTGTATCTGTTGGCCTTGGTCATGGCAACCGTGACCAGCAACTGATGCACTTGTCCACTATGCTGCAGTTTGCAACACAAGCTATGTCTGGTGGGTTAAGCATCGTAACAGAACAGAATCTGTACAACATGGGCTCTGCCCTTATAAAGAACATGGGATTCCAGAACGTACAGGACTTTCTTACAGATCCAGCACAGGCTCCTCAGAAGCCTAATCCTGACCAGGATATAAAACAGTCTGAGCTTCAGCTGAAGAAGGGAGAGCTAGACGTAAAGATCGCTGAAGTACAGATTAAGCAACAGAAGCTCCAAATGGAAGCTGCTGAGGCACAAGTGGATGCTCAATTGAAGATGGCGGAAATTCAGATTGAGCGTGAGCAGAAACGACCGGTGGCAATAGGAGCAACATGACCGACGAGTTTAGAGAAGCACACGCAAAAAGATTACTGGAAGATGAGCTATTCACTGAGGCATTCGATGTACTAAAGAAAGATTTAATGGGTCGCTGGGAAGCTAGCGGTTCAGCAGAAGTTGAGGCCAGAGAATCAATATGGCTGGCAATGAGACTGCTTGATAAGATCCATGGTCATATAACGTCCATTGTAGAGACAGGGCGCATGAGCAAGATTTTAGAAGAGCAACACCCACACATTTAAGAGGATTTTTTATTATGGCGGATACGCAAGAAGCCCCGCAAGAAGCACCACAAGAAACAACACAAGAAGATGGAAACGTAGTTCCAGGTGGTTTACTGGAAGCTCAAAATGCTCTTTTGAAGATGATGGACTCCGGCGAGGAAAATCCAGAAACTGAAGAAGGCGAACCTGCGGAAGAAGAGGAGTCTCACCCTGTAGAGGAAGACAATCCTTTGGAAGAGGAGCCCGAAGAGTCTGAAGAAGATGACGACTATGAAGGCACTGACAACCGGTCAGAGGAAGGAGAGGACCTTCTATACGCTGTCACCGTAAATGGTGAAGAGCAGGAAGTAACCCTCGACGAACTTCTGAAAGGGTATTCAAGACAGTCAGATTATACGCGGAAAACGCAAGAGATTTCCGAACAACGTAAAAAGGCCGAGTCAGTCGCTCAAACGTGGGCTGCTGAAACCGACCAGATTCGGAATGAAAGACAACAGTACATGCAAACTTTGCAGAACATCATTGATAACTCTGGGCAGCAGTTCGACCAGTTTATTGATGTGGATTGGGACACTCTAAAAGAAACCAACCCGATTGAGTATGTAACAAAGCGAGAAGAGTATAGGGAAGTGCAAGACCGCATAAAATCGCTGCAACAGCAGCAATATGCGGTAGCGCAAAAACAGACCGCAGATTCTGCACAATTGCACGCTCAGACCTTACACCGGGAACATCAGCGTTTAGTTGAAGTTTTACCTGAGTGGGGTGATCCAGAGAAGCAGCGTGAGATTGGAGTAGAGATACGGGACTATGCTAGAACGCAGGGATTTGCTGATAAGGAAATCTCTGATCTTATAGACCATCGCTCTGTGCTCGTTTTAAGAAAATCAATGCTCTATGACAAACTTAATTCTTCAGATGTGAAATCGAAGAAGCTAAAAAACAAGCCAAGAGTTGTCAGATCGGGAAAAGGTGCAAGTAAATCAACTGAAAAGAGAAGCAGTCGTGCTAAGTCTATGAAGCGTCTACAGCAAACTGGTCACGTCGATGACGCTGCTGTTTTGCTGGAAGATATGATGAACTCTTAATAAGGAGATAAACAGATGGCAATTGCTACAAACACATCGCTAACGTACAGTTCCGTTGCGATTCGTGAGGCCTTGTCTGACGTAATTTACAATATCGCTCCTATGGATACCCCTTTCATGTCGGGTTGCTCTAAGCAGAGTGTAGATAATACATTCTTTGAATGGCAGACAGACTCTATTACTGCTGGTGCAGTTAATAGAAACATTGAAGGCGACGACAGCATTGCTGCTGACGCTAGGGTACTTCCAACGCGACTTGGGAATTACTGCCAGATAGCGCAGTACGTTAATCAAACGTCAGGAACTGACGACGCGGTTAATTATGCCGGTCACGGCAAACACCAGGCTTACCAGTTGGCTAAAAATGGCAAGCGCATGAAGAGAGACATGGAAGTCATGTTACTTCAGAACATCGTAAGAAGTGCTGGCAGCTCAACTGCTGCTCGCGCCTCCGCTGGTGTTCCCGCTTGGCTCGCTACCAACTATGTGTCGATGAATCCAACATCGGGTTCCCCGGCAGCTGGTGCAACAGGTACGACTGCGATGACAGAATCGACTGCTACTGCTTCTATTACGGAAGCTGGCATCAAGAACGTCATCAAAGACACCTTTGAAGCGGGTGGTTCTGCAGATTTAATTCTGTGTCCACCTACCATTAAACAGGCTATTTCTGACCTAGCGCAGTCTGTATCGTCACTTAGAACTCAAACTAAGGGCGACTCACCTGCACATGTCGTGGCAGCTGTCGACGTATATGTTTCCGATTTCGGAACGTATCGAATCGTCGCTGACCGTAACATGCACAGTTCTGAGCATGTCTTTTTCTTAGACATGGATTTCTGGGCTATTGGTTGGTTACGTCCTTTCCAGACTGTCGAACTTGCGAAGACTGGTGATGCTCACAAGCAGCTGTTGCTTGCTGAGTTTGGCCTCGTCGCTAAGAACGAGAAGTCAAGCGGGATCCTTGCGGACTGCAAGGCATAAGTAGGTATTTAAGGGGGTGGGGCAACCTGCCCCCTGCTTATGCGCGAATTAGAAACTAACTGTCCTAACATAAAGGACGACTACGGCGGGAAGGTAGTATTTCCATTCGGGCCGTGTATTTATCAGAACTTTGTCTCTGAGGAGTTAAGAAAGTCCCTCCTTAAAGAAGGTAAGCGAATTAGGAATAAGGACCACGACTACAATAAAAAATTAGCCGGTAATATGTATTTCGGTGGTTCTTATGATTATGGTAACGAGTACATCGTAGAAGTCTTCCCCGAGTTCCTGAAAATACTGTTCCAGTGGTTCGATTTCATGGTTTACCACTATGATGGTGGTCGTGTAAACTTTGCTCCTGGAAAAGAGGACTTGGAAGTTAATCTGGATACTCTCTGGATAAATTACCAAAGAAGGTACGACCATAACCCGCCACATCAGCATCATGGCATCGTTTCCTTTGTTGTCTACCTGGATGTGCCAGAGAAGATATTTAAGAAACAGGCCAAGTCTAATGTCCAGGATGCTGGCCATATAGTATTTAGGTACGGGGAATCCATAAGCCCACTTAGCGTGAACATGTGGAATGTTACCCCAGAGAATAATTTAATACTCATGTTCCCCGCTACTCTAGACCACATGGTACATCCATTCTGGGTAGACGAGGAACGTATAAGCGTATCGGGAAACTTCACACTAACAGACAGAATTGTACTAAGTCAGAACGGAGCGTAAATGGATAACATAGACAAGGAACTTGAAAAAGCTGCTAAAAAAATGCGCAAGGGTAAAGAGCCTAAAGCTGAAGCTAAACCCAAGGAACCTACCGATGCAATGGGTTGGTTAAAGAAAGCATACCTTGATAACGATCCAGAAGATGGCGCACCTAAAGTCGGAGATATAGGCTATCTATGAGAAAATGTAAGATATGTTCTGAAGAAAAGGATATTAC